TTGCTAGTTTATAAGGTTGTTCATGCCTTTCCCTTGCTAGCCGTAAGACCAAAATGTAGGTAGCTTGTAGCACATAGTACATAAAGATATAGAAATATATCACCCGAGCAAGGTCGGCACGGTAACCAAGACCATTGGCTGTGTGTTACAAGCTATCTATGTAAAACGAGTAAGTACGGAAAGAGAAATTCACGCAAGTGATGTCCTGCTAGAAAACTCGTAGTAGGTAGCTTGTAGCACATAGGTATGTCGACCATTTGGTAACCAATCCATTAGGTCTAATCAACTGTGTGTTACAAGCTATCTATTAAAACTTAATATCCTATGGATGAATAAGTACAGAGATAGATAGCATCTTAATATAAACAACTGATGAAGGAAGGATACAGCATATGCCCTTGTTCAACTTCCTTCCTTCTGTCAGTTGTAAACTTTTGTATCAACTGACAGAAGTAAGAAAGGAAAATATGCATAGCATAGAAGTAATGGAAAGACCGACTAAAGTATATGAAGTACAAATAGCATACTACAATATTGATAGTCATAATGACAAGCCTTCGTTTGATGAACCAGATGTATGGCGAGTATTAGTTCCATCAGTATCAAATATAAATGCAATACAAACTGCATTACATATTGTTCAAATAAGTAGAGCAGAAATTATGACAGCATTTATACCATTTGATATGGGTAAACACGAACTAACTCTTGACGAAATTGAACAGATTAGACAAGAGGCAGAAGATAAAAATGTGTTTAAATCATGGCTTGACATAGAGCCTACATCTATTCAATGTACATTGAAAGATGATGTAGAAACACTAAAAAATATGACCATATCAAACTTATCTAAACAGATAACTGATATAGGTTCAATGGCAGAAGATTACTTAAAGGAGTTAGATAAAGATGCCTAATATAATACAAGCTACACCACCTGAACCATACGGAAATAGAAAAGGTAAACAACCTAATTTATTATCAGATGATGTAGTAAGAATTTTGTTATCATCACCTAACACTTGGTTCAAGATAGCATCAAAACCTAACTGGATTAGTGGTGTAAAACAAAATATAGAGTCAATGACTCAACGCAATATACAACACTTAGCTGATAAAGGTAAGTTTAATATTGTACAAAGAAAGAATACAGATACAAATGACATAGATATTTATTGTCGTTTTGTAACTGCAGAACAAGAAGAAGAATAATAGAAAGGATAACAATGTCAGAAAATGATTGTTGGAAAATGGTAGCATCAGTGCTAGGTAAGTCAAGACGAGTATTATTATACGGACCTCCAGGTACTGGTAAAACCTATAGTGCTGTTAAACAAAGCACACCATTAGATATAAATGGTAACCCTAATGTATATCAAATAACCATGACCGAAGATACAGCGTCAGCAAACTTGGAAGGTTTTTACAAACCAAGTAGTGACGGTGGATTTGAATGGCATGACGGTATTGCAATACAAGCATGGCGTAATGGTGGTAGGTTAATTATTAACGAGATTGACCACGCATCACCAGACGCAATGACATTCTTGCACGCCATATTGGATGACCAAGACATAGCAATGTTGACACTAAACAATGACACAAAGGAAACTGTTAGACCAGCTGAAGGCTTTCAAGTTGTAGCTACAACTAACAGTCCACCTGAATCATTGCCACTTGCGTTAAAGGATAGATTTCCTGTAAAAATACATGTCGATAAGATACATCCAAAAGCTATGGCACAATTCCCAGATGAATGGCACAGTGTTATCAATGATACAACTATGATTGATGACCCTGAAGAACGTATATCTGTACGTGCTTGGAAAGAATTCTTTGACTTACAAGACAAAGGTTTCTCACCACAAGTTGCAGGTAGATTAGTATTCGGTTACAAATCTGAAGAATTAGTAGACGCTATTACATTAAGTAAAGCTAATGACTAAACCTAAAGCATATCCATATCCCCAGATTGTAACTGGGGATGAATGGCATGTACTAGAACCTACAGATTCAAACCCTGTACCTAGAACAGATAACTTAAACAAACAAATGTATGTTCCTATGGATAGGGAATGTGAAAGATGTGGTGTCAATCACAGTAGAATGATACGTAGACACGAACTAGGTCATGCTAAATGGTCACCTAAAACTATGGGTAAACTAATGCGTGGTACAAGGTCAGATGCTATAGAAGCGTTAGAAGAAGTACGTATTAACTACAGATTAGGTAAAGCTAAATTACCTATGGATGAGTTCATAGAATGTGAAGATAAAATAAAACTACATGTAACAGATATGATGTTTCATGCATCAATAGCTGATGTAATATTATATGTAATATCTTCAGCTGCTTTTGATAGAGGTAATGACTATACTGAACCATTTGAATATGTATTAAATGTATTAAATAGTTGTATATCTAGTCCTGATATATCAGTATTGCGACAAGCTGAATTAAAGTTTGCAAAGAATACTGCAACAGGATTTATACGTAGAATGATTACACATAAATATGGTCAGTTGCCAAGCTATCGTAAAACACAAAAGTTAGCAGAACAATTATCTTTTATTCTTAATGAATTTATAGATAAACCTAAACCTGAAGATGTTAAACCACAACAACAAACAGGTAATGGTCAAGGCGAAGGTGAAAGCACTGAAGGTAGTAATGAATCTGATAGTGAAACATTAGGTCCTACTGTTGATGACTTAGAAAAACGTATGCGTAAAAAACTTGTAGAAGATATGCAATATTCTAGTGGACGTGGTATTGGTCGCTGGGGTGAGATGACTATACATACACCAGCTATGTCTGTAAATCTACAAGGTAGATTAAAGAATGGTAGGTTGTATCGTCCATCTGATTATGGTTACAATCCTAAGTACATTAATAGGTATTGTATTGATAAGAAAATCTTTAAACAAAAACAACGTGTTAAAGGTGGCACAATACTTATAGATGCATCAGGTTCTATGAACTTTAATGGTAATGACATACTAGAAATTATGCAGTTATTACCTGCAGTTAACATAGCAATGTATAACGGTAGTTATAACACAGGTGATTTACATATCATTGCAAAGAATGGTATGCGTGTTAATGATATATATATAGCTAGACATGTAGGTAGAGGCAATGTTATTGACGGTCCTGCACTGCAATGGTTAGCATCAATGCCTGAACGTAGAATATGGGTATCAGATATGCAAGTATTTGGTAGTAACCATGGTGACTCAGCAGGTTTTAACTTGTTGAAAGATTGTTACAACATATGTACAGCTAACAAAATTATTAACCTCAAAGATATAGAGGAAGTAAAGGAACATGCACTTAAATTAAATCAAGTGCTATAGTGGTATGGAATACAGTAAACACGCAAGTGTGTTAGTGTTCCTTTCCACTAATTAAAACTGTACTTAGTAGCAGAATAGAGTGCAGGGAGAACCTGCAACAGGTGATAACCTCTGAATGTCAACAATCAACCCATAGTGAACACTGCTACACATACCATTTGACTACGACTTGCCAGGAAGGTTCTAGTGACGAAGCGTACAGCACCTTTCGCAGGTGCGAAACGCTGAGGATACAAGAACCGGTGGCAAAAAGTAATTACTAATTAGATTTATTTAAAACGTTGCATTAATATTAAATGAATATATAATGAAACCTATGATAGATATAGAACAACTGTTGACTGAAGCAGAAACAGGAAAAGTTAATCGTATATCAGAAAGAATAACTGACGAAGCTAAACCTTTTTGGGATGGTATAGAGTCAAGAGTTCTAGCTGGTAAACAAATAAAACCATTTGTTGTAAGCAGATTGCTTAAAGAACATTTTGGTATCAAGATAAGTGAAACAGCTATACGTAATCACTTCTCATATTTAGTAGATAATGTCAAAGAATAATAACGAAATAGAAAAGTTATTAGCTGAGGCTGAATCTATTAAGATTCAAGAACTCAAAGCAGATAATCTTAAACTTCTTAAATCATTAGAAAAAGCTAAGAATAAAAAAGCTGATATGATTGATGCAGTTTTTGATGCAGTTAGTACAAACCTACGGACGTGGGACAAACCTATTATACCTAAGCCTACACTACATAAACCTAATAAAAATAGTGAGGTAGCTATTGCTGTATTATCTGATGTTCAACTAGCTAAAGTAACTCCAGATTATAACACACAAGTAGCAGAGGAACGTGTAATTGCATACGCAAATAAGATAGTTGAATTGACAAATGTTCAACGATATGCACATCCTGTTAACAAATGTGTAGTCCTAGCTGCTGGTGATATTGTAGAAGGTGAACTTATATTTCCAGGTCAACATCATCTTATTGATGCGTCATTATATAACCAAGTTACTATTGACGGACCTAGAATATTGACACAGTTCTTTGACATATTACTAGCAAACTTTGACGAAGTAGAAGTACACTGGGTGATTGGTAATCACGGTTCATTAGGTGGACGTGCAAGAAAAGACTACCATCCAGACTCTAATGCAGACAGAATGCTAGGCAAGATAATGGATATGGTATATAAACATGATAAAAGAATACAATTTATTATTCCGGATTCTGAGGGTGATAATCATTGGTTTGATATTGCTGACTTGGGTAAAGGATGTAAGTTCTTTGTATGGCATGGTGATAATATCAGAGGACACAGTGGTTTCCCATGGTATGGCTTTGGTAAAAAGCTATTAGGTTGGAAAGCATTAGCATCAAGAGGCTTAATGCCAGACTTTGATTATGCTATTGCAGGACACTGGCATACACCTACAACTATGTACGTCAATGACATACGGTTATGGGTAAATGGCAGTACTGAAAGCTATAACACTTATGCATTAGAACAGTTAGCAAGTATGGGTAGACCATGTCAATGGTTATTATTTGCTAAACCTAATCACGGTGTTACTGCAGAATACCTTGTAAAACTAGATAAAGTATAGGTATAATATATATTATGACTAATATAAATGTCAAGTCTAAATGGAAATTGACAGGTATAGAATACAGTGGACTTGGTGACAAGCCATATTTTATATTAACTAATAACCAAGGCGAAGTTAAGTTAGTACCACTAGAACGTGGTGTGCATAACTTACGAGTCTTATTAGACTTAGAAGAAGAAGAATAATCTTTATCTTATACGTTTGTACATACTTTTGTACTACAAACGTACAAGATAAATAGAAAGGAATGTTATGGCTAATAACGTTGACTTGTTATCTCCTTTTCCACAGGAGTTAGTAAGAAAAGCACCAGCTGGTAAGTTTGGTGATTATGTTCCACACGCACATTATGTTGAGCGTTTAAGGGACAGTGGAGTTAAATACTCATGGCAATGTGAACCTGTATATGGTACACATAACGGTGAAAAAAGAATAGTAGGTGCTAAAGGTACTATAACTATTGAAGGTATGGGTAGCTATGATGGCTTTGGAGATGTTGATACATTTAAGTTAGGCAACTCTAAGTTTAATGATGGTACTAACCTTAAAGATGCAGAGTCTGATGCATTTAAACGTGCATGTATGCGATTTGGTCTAGGCGTAGAGCTATGGTCAGGTTCAGTACAATCAGAAGAAGAAGCTACATCTATAGCACCTGATGGCTATACACAAGAGATGGCTGATAAAGATGCTATGGTTGAAGTTCATAAAGTAGATATGCGTAAGAAAGAAAACAAACCTAGTAAGGAAGATGTTCAACGCATGAATGATATTATGAATAGTATCTTAGATACTGATAACAACGAAGCACCTTTCTAATGCAAGACTTAAACTTTATAGTACAGACTATACAGTCTATGACTGCATCAGTTCAGAATAAAGAAACTCTAAACAAAATTCTTGGCACTGCTAATCAATACGCTAGTGCTATGAAGTTTCCTGCTGATAAAAAAATATGGACAGACAAGCAATTAGATAAGTATTTCAACATGATTGAACGACTTGTTGATATGCCTGTTGAATATTCACAAGATGACTTTGAAAATATGTCTATACAGGAGAAGTTGTCAGCAGTAGGTATAGAGTCAGAAGATATAACGCCAGGATTGCAAGGTTCTGGTGATATGCTAGGAGGCATAGTAGATAAGATGGAACAACAGAATAAGTATAGAGATGACTTGAAATGTCCATATTGTGGACAGATGGTGTACGATAATCGTAACAGCAAGAAGTCAGATAAAAGTCCAGACTTTACATGTTCTACAAATGACCCTGCTATATGCGGTGGACATAGTGGGAAGTGGCGTAAGTCTTGGTGGTTAGATAACAGTGACATTCCAGAAGAATGGGGTATCTAATGATACCTGAATACTTTCGTGGTACTAAAGTACCTGCATATATTAAATCCAAAACACAATTAATTGCTTGGGCATTTACTGAGTTTATGGATGATGAACCAATTAGTAATTGGGAGTTTGTGGTTGACTTATATTGCCACAGGTTCGGTGGGATAATACATAATCTTAGGCAGGAAGGTTATGAAATTACTACTTTACCTAGTAAAAAGAGAGGGTTAGTACATTACTATTGTACAAAATTACCTTCTACGAAAGCTGCTACCATTAGCTAATGATAGAAGTATTTGTGGGGTGTTTGTTTCCGATTTTACTTACACCTCACAACTTGCCAGATTATTTAGAGTGTACTGACGTGTTACCTAAAGTAGAAAGTGTGTTAGTTCATTATGAGGTAGTAGAAGAACACTTTAAAAAGGACGACATCTTACGTGCATTAGGTGTTATATACTGCGAAAGCTCAGGTAAAGCTGGAGCAATTGGAGTTAATACTAATGGTACAAAAGATGTCGGACTCTGGCAATTCAATGATAATACTTGGTTATGGTTAAAACCTAAACTAGGTATAATAAGTAAAAGAACTAACGTAGAAGTATCAACAGCAGTGGCTTCTTGGTTAGTTTACAATGACGGATGGCATCATTGGAACAGTAGTAAACACTGCTGGAAAGGAACTGATAATGAATTGTTGTGGATACACACTAACAGTATGTCCAGTAACTGACATAGCATATTGTGATTATTGTTCTAAGAACTGGGGTCATGCAGATGACTTGGTCTAACATTAATCAAGAATTTAAAAAAGAAATTAATAAAATATTAAATCTTAAATGTGAATTATGTGGTAACAGTTACATGACAGATTTTACTTTAGTTAAGTATTGTAATGATTGTATAGAAAAACTAGAACTAGAAATGGACGATATTGATGAATGAAAAAATAGATATATTAAAAATAAATATATTTAGTAATCCTAAATATTTAAAAGTCTGGGCTAGTCAATTCAGTAAAGCATGTGGTAGTGATACATTTAATGTAGCACCTGACATGTTAAGATTAAAATTTTTAATGGACAAGTTTGTCCAAGATTATAACTGGCACTTAGCACAGTTAGAGGAGGAATAATGGTATATAATACCGAGTTTAAATCTTTAGTAACAGCTAAAGAAAAGTTTCATATAACAGATGATAAAGTTAAAAAAGCATTTAGAGATTGGAATAAAGAAAAATTAGAACTTGCACGACAAGCTACAAGTTTTGGAGGTCGTAGGTTACTAGGTGTAACAGATAACAATGTACCAATTTTTGCATCATATGAAATAGATAAAAAAACATTAACGTTAACTTTAAAATTAACACATAGTATAGATACTATACGTAATTCTAAGTATTGTCCTAGACGTATTACATTAGGTACTAATGAAAATCTAAATAATTTAGAGTTTGCTATGCGTCCTGCTAGTAAATTAGACCATGGTGAGATTACTGATAAAAGTATTGATTACCTTGAGAAATTAATAACTATGGTTGAATCAAGCAGTATAGGTAAAGTTAATGGTAAATGTAGTACACAATTGTTTATGCATGTGTCTAACTTTATTCATGCTGGTTCACCAGAAACAGGTAAGTTTAGATGGCATGATGTAATGAAAACCTGGAATATGCCATCAGGACAGTACTTAACTATTTATGGATAGTCTTTCAGAGATAAGAAAAGAAGCTATGGAGCGTGCTAATGGACGCTGTGAATGGGCTTATTGTAATGATGATAAGTGGTTAGAGTTAGCACACATACAGGGTATAGGTATGGGTGGTAATAAAAAACGTAAATATGACATAAATAATGTATGTATATTATGTAAGTATCATCACGATATTTATGATGGTCGTAGACCTAACGGAAGTAAACGTGCATATAGAGATTTATTACAAGGTTTTTTAAAAAGAAAAGCTTCAGAATAAACTACGGACGTTAGTTACCTAATTTATTGTAGAACTTATTCCATTTTTTAGCAGAATTATAATTTGATTGAGCTTTAACATAAGCTTTGTCTGCTTCTCTATATAAAGAATCTGAGTCTGCAGTAGTAAGTTTATCACCATGTTGTCCTATAACTTTATAGTATTGTTTATAAGTACCTTCATATTGGTTACCTTTTTTTAAAGCAGCATCACGCATAGCTAGATGTTGTTTTTTTCTAGCTTTTAATTCTTTTTGACCAAGACCTTTATAACCTTGACCAACTAGATTATCTAGTGATGACATTTTTCTAGGTGTACCGTCTTTTTTACTAGGCATTATCTGTTTAACTTTGTTCCATCATTATTACTATTACGGTCATTCCAAATTTTAATAACAACATCTTTTAAATCTTCTTTAGGCATAGCATTAGGTTTTCTATTAGAACCTGTTGAAGGATAATAAGGCATTGGTTCAGCTTGTGCTGGTGGTTTAGGTCTATTTGGTTTAGGTCCAGGTTTAGGTAAAGGTTTACGTGGTTGTGTTTTAGGACGAGTTTTTTTAACTGTAGATTTTCCAGCACCTGTAATATGTTTAGTTGATTTAGCCATTATGGATTTAATTTTGTTCCATTATTTTTTACGTTTCTATCATCCCATACTTTTAAAGTTGGATTATCCATTTTAACTTTGTTAGGATTAGGTATATCAATACCAGTAGTAATCTTTAAAACACCTTTAGCAAATGTTGTTATAGGATTATCAGCACCACCTGGTAACCAACCTTTATTATATTTTTTATCCCAATCATAATAGGTCATACGTTTTGTTTTACCTTTTCCACCACCTTCAATTCTTGGTACATTAGGCATATTATTTACTCACTTTCTTATCTACGACTGCTAATTGTTTTTTAGCAAATTCTTTTATTACTACTAACGAAGCAGAGGCACCTGATATTGCAGCAAGTTGTACTGTGTTAATATCAACACCTACTAATGGAGCAACTGTTAACGCACCAAGGAATGCTTGAACAAATGTCCATAATGTTTTTTCTAATACTAATTTATATTCGTTACTCATTAGTAACCTCCACTTCTACGTCCTGGAAAAAACTGTTCTAAGAATTTATCTGCAGAACCTTTTGTCATCATTGGTATACTTAACATATTAGTCTTTTTCATTACAGATTGTGCAGCTTTTACAGCTTTACTTGCAGCAATAGCAGCAGCTACTTCATCCAAACCTCTAGCTAAACCTTTTTGAAATGCTTTTTGATAATTAATATCTGTTTCCAAAACTGCTTTAGGTAAATCAGTTGGTTTAGTATTTTTAGAACCAGCAACTACATTACCAGCTCCATATTTAGTTTTAAAAACTGCTCGTGACCTATCACCAGAACCAACACCTGGTTGTGGTTTAGGTTCACCAAAACTTTCATTTATATCAGATTGACTAATACCTTCTGGTAACATATTAGGGTCTGTTAATGTAACTTTTTTACCTAGTACATTTTCCCACCATCCAAGACCTGTTTTTCCAGAACTTAAGTTTTGATTTTTCATTGTAGTTTGATTAAAAAAATCACCTTCTCCTTTTGTTAAATAATCAAGTTTGTCATATTCTATAGTTGAAGGTTTAGCTGTTGTAGAATATCTAGGGTTAGGTTGTGATGAAACACTATATGTTTTATTAGCTGTTCCTGGTTCTATAGGTAATCCTTTACCTTCTCCTAATCTTAAACTTGTATCTTTAATACCAGCTGAATATCTTTCAGATTTTACTATATCTAATCTTGGTGCATTATCCATAATTATTGCTTTACCTTTTGCTGAATTGTAATAATCTACTTTATATTTTGTTACAAGTTTATCTATTGTATAATCTCTTGCATTTAAATTAGCTTTAGCTTTATTCATTATTTGTTCTGAAATAGGTTTTTTAGATTTAGGACTAGGTTTAAAATTATCAGATACTTGAGCAATTTCTTTTTGTAAAGCATTGTTATAATTTTTTTCTGCTACTTTTCTAAATTCTTTTGTTATACCAAATTCTTCTAAATCTTTATCAAATCTACCAAAAGTACCTTGACCCTTAAATATATCTCCAGTTTCTTTAGTACCTTTAGGTACTTGATTTATTGCTGCAGATATATCTTGTCTTGGTCTAGCTACATCAGTATCAAATTTACCAGTATATTTAATTGAATCTTTTGAACGTTTAGAAGGTTTTTTCATAAGACCTTCTTCATTTATAGCAAGTTCTCTATCTACGGCATCTAGTCCTTGACCTTGAGTAGCTCTGTCATAATTAATTTCTCTAGCAGTTTGTTCATATGAAGTACCCATTTGCATTTTAGATATTTCAATATCTGATTCTAAATCTACAATAATTTCGTTATAGTATTCTCTATAAGTTTTAGGAGTACCATCTTCTTTAAAAAATTCTTGATTAGTAACAAGTTTATCTCCAGTTAAACCTTTACGTTTTGCTTTTTTCATTTCATATTCGAAATCAATATCAGCAGATTTTTTTCTAATAGCATCTACTTGAGGGTCACCTGTAGGTATAAATTTTTTAGGACCTTTAGATACTGTCATTGGTTCATCAACTAAACTAGCGTCTACACTACTAGCAGCTTTTTTTACAGCATCTAATTCTTGTTGTAATGCAGCAACTGATTTAGATTGTTCTGTTTCAAAAGGAACCATATCAAAATCACCAACATCACCAAACTGTCTTAATGAATCAGGATTTTGTCCACCTGTTGTTACTGAACTAGAAAATCTTTCATCAATAAAAGTTTGAGCATCATAATCTAATAATCTATCTAATTGTCTTTGACGTTCAGCACTAGATGATTGTGCTGGATTATAATCCTCAGCACCTTCGCCCATATAAGGACCTTCTTCGTAACCTTCAGCTAATCCAGTAACATCATCATCTCCGCTAAATGCAGAGCCTTTTTTAAATGGTTGTCCAATTTTTGGCATATTATATCATTCTCTTTTCATTTAGTTTAGCAGATAATATTTGCACTTCGCCACTTATCTCTTGTAATTTTTCCATAACATCTTTAGAACTAATTAAATCTGATGGACTATCATTACTTGCTACTATTGATAGCTTACCATCATAATCTATATATTCAACCTCTACATTTAAACCTGACTGAATAGCTGCTAATACACGTGGATATACAAGTTTATATGCATCAACACTATTACCTACAAACCCATCTTTGTTTACTAGGTTACTAGTTTGTGTATTTCCCAACAGTAAACAACCTGCAGTATTCTCATCTGTGTTACCTACGTGCCATAGTATGTACTCAAATCCTGGTACATCTAGTACCCATATCATACCTTTATGGAAATCTGCACCATACTTTGATATATATTTATTATGAAATCCACCTTCAGTACGTAGTCCTAGCTTATAAGTACCAGCAGGTATGCGTGTTTCACCCCAGACTTTAACATCACGTTGTTCATCTTCTAATGTGTAACAAAGAAATGTACGCTTACCATTGTTGACTTCAAATAGCAAACCTGATGTAGAGTCTTTTTGACTACTTACTCTAAGAACTTCGTACTTCATTTACTGATTCCCATACTGCACACCAACCATAAGGTGCTACTTGTTCTTGGAATTTAATGCAATAGTTATTAGAATAATATTCGCAATTACTACAATACTCACCAATTGTATTACTTCTGTTAACATACGCTCCTGGTAATGACATTACCACTTAACTTTATGTGACCAATACTTAGCAGACAACTTAGATGTAGGTTTACCTTGTGCATTATGTCTAGCATAATAAGACTTTTTACGTGCTTTATCTTTTTTACTTTTAGGATTTTTACCAGCACCTTTAACGCCTTGTTGTCCAAATCTAACTAACTTGTATGTATTACCTTCTTTAGCCATAACAACATGCGATTTAGTTTTGTGGCTAGGTGTACGTTTAGGTTTATTAACACCACTAAGACCTTCTTTTTTCATTGTGTTTTTAATACGTTCAGGTATTGCCATTATATCTCCTGTTTTCTCGTTTAACTAAGTATAATGATATCTGATTTGTAAAGCTATTTATTACTGCAGTTATCACTGCCATGCTTACAATTACAAATTTGAACAAACGAACCATCTTCTTTTTTTTCTACCATGCACATAATTACATTATAAACGCTGCAATAACTATGGCTACTGTTCCTACTAATCCTAGTATTTTATGAAACTCTGATTTATCTAATTTAGTATCTAATTGATTTTCTATTTTGTCTAACTTTTCTAATATCATTATATTTAATTCCTTCTGTGTGAAGCCATTACTATATTTTTCGTTAGACATTATGGTAGGTCATCCTCTCTAAGTGAAATAAAATCCCATTCCTTATCAAAGGATGAACGATTATCCCAATCCCAGTTACTTAATCTTTTAATATAAGAACTAATCTCTTTTAAAAAATAACCTATTAAGAAACCTATTATAAAATCCATAAGCAGGATTATAACATAAAATGTTATGCAGGTTTTGGATTATCAGATTTGACTTTTGCTATGTGGTCTGCCCAAACAGTAGTTCCATTAACGCTATCCCAGTACATCATATCTAACTGGTCTGCAATAGAACCATAAGCATCTTGTCTAGCTTGGATATAACCAAACTGTTGGTCATTCCACATAGAATTAGCTCTATCAATAATTGCTTGTTGATATTCTGTTTCAGTAAATTCTTTTACACCATTTGCGTCTTGACCAAACAATGGTTTAGCGTCCTCAACTTGTTGAGTTGCTATAACTGTTAGTTCTTCTAATGTTGCCATATCTCTCCTATATTACCATATATTTCTTATACTTACTTGTTTTTAACTATAAGCAATTCCATATAAACTAAAATCTCCACTCATAGTTCCTGCTGAAACAAAAAACTTTACACCATTATTTGCTTGTGCAACATAATGAGAGCCACCACCTATTTGTGTTTGTATTTCGCCTGTATCTCTTGTTCCACTACAATTACCAAACCACATTGGATATTTAGAACTTTCATTGAAATTACCTAATACAAATTCGCCTGACGCTACTTCCCCTGTTGAGTTTCCTAAGTTATTGTAACTAACATAAAATCTATCATAATTTTGTAAAGCATTATTATATTCGCTTACTGATGTTTCAACTATAAGTGCTTGATTATAATTTGCACCTGTTTGTTCAGTACTACTTGCAAAAACTCTCATTTGAAAAGAAATTCCGTCATTACTAAAAGTAACATTTCCCCACCTAACAATGTAATGATAATAATTTGTATTCCAATTTGTTAAACCTAAATCAACATAACTTACTGCTGAAGCTGATGTATGTTGCAATAATTCTAAACTACCTGAAGCCATTATTAACTCTCCCTATATCCAAAAACTCTAATCTTGCCACTTGTAAAAGTTTGTCCTGAATTAACTGTTATATATTTAAAACCTCTGCAACTTGTTGTAGCATTTAATTGCCCACCATAAATAACTAATCTTCCTGTAGTATCGCCTGAATAACTTGTAGAAAATATTTGTGTATAAACACTCTCATAAGGTTGTGAAATATTTATCCAACCACTCAAACCACCATTAGCAGAAAATACATCTGTTAAAACTGATTGCCACTCAGTATCACTAGAACTATATAAAGTTGCATTATTACCTGCCGTATCTTTAACTCTAAATCCATAAGAATAATTTGAAGTAATTTCTGTTCCTGAACTATCTAATAATCTTAAATCACTTCTTGTATTTGAACTGTTGCAAGATACATTAGAAAATACTATTTTATAATTTGTATAAGTGCTTGAAAAAACATTATCAACTGTAAAAGAAGTAACACCTGTTGTTATATCCAAATCTGCAATAGGTATTAATTTACTCATAGCACACCATATAAAGACATTGTTGTTCCTGCAATTATATTGTAACTAGCATTATTTGCATAAACTCTAAAAGAATTAAAAGCATTAAGAGTTGTAGTTGTATATAAAGTTTGATTTCTATATATAGAAGTATCATTTGTGTTATATCCTAAATAACCACCAACTGCACTATCATATTTTGAAGTGCTTAACCAATTATCAAAAATATACCAACCTATAGCAGTTGCAGTAGTGCTAGAGTTATCACTTGAAACTGCATAAGTATAAGCAGTATCAGTAGCAGAACTTGTATTAGTATTAACTGTTTTATTATTACCATAAATAGATGCTTTTCTATGTGTTGCACTTGTATAAAAAGTTGAACAATTATTAGTTGATAATCTAATATCTAAGTGTTGTCCATTAGTAGTTCCACCACCATTAAAAATAAATAATTGTTGTGTATAAGTATCATTTTGAATATTTGTAAAATCAACATAATTAGTTGAGCCTGTTGCAATTTGTGTAGATATATGAATTAAACCTGTTAGCTCTAAAGACCATTGTCCTGCATTTAATAAATCTACAACATCATTAACTTCAAATATACCTGTGTTAGAACCATCTGCTTGTGTAGGACTTTGAGGTATATATCCGTATTCGTTGCTTTTACTCATTTACTAAATCCCAATTTTGTGTTTCTTCGTTCCAAATATATGTTGTATCTTTACTTGTTTTTTGAGGACAAGCTATAGGTGGTTGCCAAGTCCAAGTAGTATTATCTAATGTCCAACTTGGATAAGGTTGTGGTGCATAAAAGACATCATTTACTTCGTCATAAATTGCACCTATACCTGCATAATTACCACGATAAGCAGTTCCACCAAGTATATGTTCATTATTATATGTATTATAAGAAGTTCTTTTGCAAGTCATACCTAATAAATTTGTATAGTGTTCTTCCCAAGATGATACATTGTCAGGTAATTCTGTTAAATCATTTTCATCTATTCCTACATATACTGCTTGAACAATATTATTTTCATCTAAAAATGCGTAATGTGCCATTAGGTCCAACTCACAGTTCCACTAACACCTGCTGTTATAGCAGTAACTTTATCGCTACCTACTGTAAATGTTGTAGCAGTTAAACCTGAAGTTGTTATTGTATGCGTACTAGGATAGCGTAAAATTACGATACCACTTCCACCACTTCCACCATTACCAAAACCATAAGCGTTGTCGTGACCACCACCGCCACCGCCACCTAAATTAGTAACACCGAATTGTCCGTAGCTTTCGTCAGTTCCAGCACCGTCGCCACCGCCACCTTGGCCACCGCCACCTCCATTAACTCCGTCAAAATCTACGCCTTTACCTCCGCCACCACCTCGTCTTGTAGCAATACCTGTAATTGAAGAAGAAAGACCGTTACCACCAGCTCTGCCACCTGCATTTTCAGAACCACCACCACCTCCAGCTGAACCACCAACTTGACCTTGAATTGGATTAGTTACTCTTGCACCGTTCCAACCACCACCAGAACCACCTGTATTACCTGTAGTCCTAAAGTTATTTCCTCTACCACCACCTGTAGCAGTTATTGTTGCAAATACTGAATTGCTACCATTATAACCACCTGAGCCAGATGTAATGCCACCACCACCTGCACCAACAGTTACTGTATATGAAGTGTTAGGTAATACTGTTAATGGTGTTTCTGTAGGTTGCTGACCACCTGAGTATTCTGAAGCATAAGAATTGCGATAGCCACCGCCACCGCCACCATTACCATTATCAGAACCACCTCCACCTCCACCTGCAAGAACGAGGTATTGAACTTGAAATGTTTGTAATTTAAACTGACCTTTTCTTAGTAATTCAACAACATCATTAACTTCAAATACGCCTGAGTTTGCAGAACTAGATTGTGTAGGTTTAGCACCTGTAAAGCCATACTTTGCCATAGGTACTCCTTATTAAACTGTGATTTCTAATGCAGACAAATATGCTTCTAAATCTCCTGAAGCTGCAGCACCTGTTATTTTAATTTGTTCTCCACTTTCAAGAACAAGTTTAGAAGTACCTGCTAACTCTAAAGAGCTATCTGCAGGAACTGTCATAGTGTGTGCAATTTCAGCTTTTTTAGTTGTTCCATCACTCTGATATATTGTACAAGTTACTGTATCATCAGCAGTACCATCAACGTTAGTAACACGAAGTGATATGATGATTGCAACATCAGCAGCATCTGCTGAAGGTGCAGTATATAGTAATTGTTCAGAGCTAGTAACTGCTATACTTGCTGTGTTAAATGCTTCTGCCATTTATCTTATCTCCATATATTTTATATGCTTCCCATAACTATAGCACGAGCCTTTGTACTTGTCGTGTTAGTAACAGAAAGTGCTTCCATTATTTCTCTAAATGCTAGTGATATTGCACCACCAGTATCAGGTAATAAATCTATATCTTCATCTATTGGTTTATTTCCAATAGTGTCTATTCCTAGACTTCCACCTTCTTTGAGTATTAATAATATACCCATAATTATCCTAACGCTATGACAAGTCCAAGACTAGCTTTTGTATTTACTGTTGATGTTAGTGTAGTTATCTCTCCATCAACATACGCTTTAATACTTTCTGAACTAGCTACATCTGTTGCTGTTGCACTTGCAAATGTATCATCATCTTGTATATCTGCTACAGCTATAGCAGCATTAGCTACTGTAGATACAGCGTCAACTCTGTCATTTAAATCTTCCATATGTTCAGCTAATACTGCTAAACGAATTGTTGTACCAATTTGATGGTCAGGTGGAGTACCACCATATCTGTTTTCTAAATCTCTTGTTATTGTAGATAATGTAGTTCCTGATGATGAAGTAACAGATACAACTTCTCTATTACCAGAGTTATCTGGGTCTAATACTAAATAAATAGGACTACCTGCACTAGCATTAATTACTGTAGTTCCATTAGTTGTAGGTGCAGTAGCAACTGTTGTAGATGTAGCAGCACTAGCTAACAAACTTGCTAATGTACTTTCATAAAAGTTAACTATTTGACTTTCTATATTCGCCATTTATGCTCCAAATCTCATAATACCATAAGCTGCAATACCTACTGTGTTAATAGAAGTTACATCTTCAAGAGATGGTTGTCTAGTACCACGCACTGTAATAATAGCATAATGTGTATCACTTCCAACTACTTCATTAGATTGTATTGGATAACTTATTTGCTCAACAACACCACGTATAATTTCTTCTGGTTGAAATATTTCTAATGTTACTGATGTACCTTCTTTATCTCTTAATGCTCTATATAAAGCATCTCCAAGACCTTTAACTCTAATAGGTTTTCTACCAGGTCTTTCTACTCTATCAGATATATTGATAGGTATTTGTACAACTACAAGTTCTGGTCTTGCTAATGCACGAAACTGTAGAGATTTGACTTCAGGAGTTGACACATTATTTGTACTTTTAAGAACTACTTTTCCAATAATATATCTTGACACTTCTGCTATTTGTTTTTCTACATCTCCAGTACCAGATATTTGTGTTAATGCTGAAACAAATGATGAATCATTAGGATTATTTAATGCTTCAAATTTGGTTGAGTATAATAATTCTACTTCTGTATTTGTAGGCATATTTACTGTCGATATTTCTGCACCAACAAATTGTTTACTTTCTGCAGTAAAAAAATCTGCAGCAGATGTAACTAAATAACCTTCAGATTCATATGTAGATTGTTCTTTATATACATCAGAACCCATACTTACCATTACAAACATTCCACCTGTTTGTGTAATTCCACATATTCGACCTGTTCCTGTTGTTTGCAAATCTCTAGCCAAACCACCTGTTGGTAAATAGTATCGCCACAAATTTGCTTCGTTAGTTCCTTCTTGTACACCTATGTAAACACTATCTCTTGATGTAAACATAGA